CCAAACCTCGCGCGGGGTTGAATTCAAAGAAATCAGAGAAATCAAAGATGTCTAAGGAAATCGCTTAAATGCCACGCGGGGGCCTACGGGCCGGGGCGGGTCGGAAGCCGGTGGATGCTGGGGTGCTGGCGGTGCGCGGGGGCGAATCGCGGCTACCGGCGAAGCAGGCCAAGCAGGCGGCAGTGGCGTTGCCGGAGCTATCGGCGCCGGATGACTTGCCGGCGGTCCAGAAGGCCGTATGGCGCACGCTGGCCCCGTTGGCGGCCCGTGCCAGGACCTTGACGCCAGAGACGGTCCCGGCCTTTCGTGACCTCTGTGAAGCCATCATGGTGAAGCGGGCGCTATGGGCACAGATCGAGGCGGATGGGCTGATGCAGACGCGGCCCAGGAAGGCGCACCCGCTGTTGTCCCGGTATCAGATTCAGGTTGGCCGGGTGGAGACGAAGCAGGCCCGGTTCCTGTTGGAAGCCACGGGGCGGCCGGCGCCGGCGGTGGAAAAGGAAGCTGATCCGTTTGACGAGTTCGAAGGCACAGTGCAGTGAACGAACTGGACCTGTACGCGAAGGCGGTTGTGGATGGCGCGGTGCCCGCTGGCAAGTACCACAAGCTCGCGTGTGCCCGGCATCTGCGGGACCGAGCGCGGGAGAACACCCCGGCCTTTCCGTATCGGTTCGACATGGCGAAGGCGGAGCGGTTCTTCCGGTTTGCCGAGAAATTGAAGCACTACAAAGGCGAATGGGCCGGTCAGTTCATCAAGCTCGAGCCGTGGCAGAAGTTCATGACCGGGAGCTTCATCGGCTGGGTGCATGTCGGGACGGGCTTACGTCGGTTCCGGACGGCGTTCAACCAGGTGCCCCGGAAGAACGGCAAGACCCTGATCGCGGCGGTGGTGCTGCTGTACCTGACGTTCTTCGATGGGGAGGCGGGCGCGGAAGGCTACGTGGTCGCCATGAAGCGGGACCAGTCAAAGATCCTGTTTACCGATTGCAAGAAGCTGGTGCAGAGCTCGGGGCTGAAGGATCGGATTACGGTCCAGGTGGCGAACCTCCACCGGAGCGATACGGCGTCCAAGCTCGAGCCGTTGGGCGCGGACCATAACGTCACGGACGGGTTGAACCCGAATGTGGTCGTGGTGGACGAGATGCACGCGATGAAGGATCGCGGCATGTTGGACGTGATGGAAACGGCCACTGGTGCCCGTCGACAGCCGGCGATCTACGAGATCACGACGTTCGGGGATGATCTGGTGTCGGTCTGGGGGGATCAGCACGATTATGCGTGCAAGATCCTGGAAGGCGTCCTGATCGATGAGACATTTTTCACGTTCGCCAGCCATGCGGACCCTGACGACGATTGGACGTTGCCAGAGACGGCGCGGAAGGCGAACCCGAATTACGGCCTGAGTGTCAGCCCGGAAGACCTCGCGGCGAAAGTGGCGAAGGCGAAGGGGATTCCGTCTGCCGCGGCCACGTACAAGCAGAAGCACCTGAACATGGTGACGAATGCGTCCAACCCGTGTCTCTCAGTGGACGGGTGGCGTAAGGGGCAGACGGACTGGACGCCGGAAGAGATGCTTCACGAGCCGTGCTTCGTGGGGATTGACCTGGCTTCGAAGATCGACTTGTGCGTGATGTCGTTCGTGTTCCCGCCCACCATCGGCCGGGCCTCATGGCGGCTCCTGCAGCACATCTGGACGCCAGCGGACACGTTGATGGACCGGGCGCATCGGGACCGGGCACCGTATCCGGTCTGGCGGGATCAGGGCTGGTTGCTCGAGTCGGCGGGGACGCAGATCGATCACCAACTCCTGCGCGCGGTGCTGAAGGATGCGCGGACGAAGTACGACATCGAGCAGATTGGGTTTGACCCCTGGCACGCAGACACGCTGATCACCCAGCTTGTGAACGAGGACGGGTTTAGCGAGCAACAGGTGCTGGCGGTCCCGCAGACGTTCGCCGGGATGAGTTCAGCCTGTCTGAAGATGCAGGCTGAGATTCTCGGGGGTCAGGTGGACGCGCGGCGGTGCCCGGTGACGGCGTGGGCGGTGTCGAACTGCGTCGACCAGACCGACGGCAAAGACAACATGATGTTCGTGAAGAAGAAGAGCCGCGGCCGGATTGACCCGGTGGTGGCCCCCACGATTGGGATGGCGCTCGCACTGCGGATGCCGGCCAAGCAGGCCGTCGGGGAGATGGCCGAATGGCTTTGACGCTGATGCGGCGGCAACGGGATCGGCTGGCCTATGCGTGGCGCTCGTACTGGAAGGGGCCATACAACCTCTCGTCGATCACAGCGAAGTTCTTCAGCGATGGCGTGGCGAGTGCGACGGGCGTGAGTGTCAGTGAGCAAACAGCGCTCACGTATTCGGCGTTCTGGGCCTGCGTGAATGCCATATCCACAGATGTGGCCTCGTTGCCCCTGATTCTCTACAAGCGGGACAAAGACGGCGGGAAAACACGCTTCACGACCAGTAAAACGTATCAACTGCTGCATGATGAACCCAACCCCGAGATGACGTCGATGTCGATGCGCCAGACGTTGCAGGCGCACGCGCTGACGTGGGGCGGGGGCTTCGCGGAGATCGAGCGGGACCAGTTAGACCGGCCGAAGTATCTCTGGCCAATCACGCCGGATCGGGTGACGATGGTCCGTGATCGGGTGGGGAACGTCGCGTATGCCGTGTCCAATTCGCTGGGCGATCCGGACATCATCCCGGCGGCGGACATGCTCCATATCCCCGGCCTTGGGTTCGACGGCACGGGGGGCTATTCGGTCGTGGCGATGGCGCGGGAGAGTATCGGGCTGGGGCTGGCGACGGAACGGTTCGGCGGGACGTTCTTCGGCGGCGGGTCCACGTTTGGCGGGGTGCTGTCGTTTCCGGGTCCGCGGCCCCCAGAGATGTCGGACAAGAATTACATTGATGCGCTGAACACGTCGCACCAGGGGGTGGAGCGGGCGCACCGGTTCCTGCGGCTGTACAACGGGGCGAAGTACGAACGGCTGGGCATCCCGCCGAATGACGCGCAGTTTCTGGAGACACGGCTGCATCAGGTCGAAGAGATGTGCCGGTGGTTCCGGATGCCCCCGCACAAGATCCAGCATCTGGCGCGGAGCACGAACAACAACATCGAACATCAGGGGCTGGAGTACTACACGGACACCTTGCGGCCGTGGCTGGTGCGCTGGGAGCAGGAGATCAACCGGAAGCTGATTGCCCCACTCGAGCGGCGGCAGCAATTCGCGGAACACAACGTCGATGGGTTGTTGCGGGGGGATTCGGCGGCGCGGGCGGAGTTCTTCACGAAGATGTTTACCCTGGGGGCCTACTCGATCAACATGATTCTCGAAAAGGAGAATCTGAACGGGATCGGGCCGAGCGGGGATGTGCATTTTGTGCCGCTGAACATGACGCCAGTCGACCGGGTGAACGAAGTGATTGATTCGCAGATCAAGGCGAAGGAGACACCAGCCGCGGCACCGGCCCCAGAACCGGAACCCGAACCGGACGACGACGACAGCGCAGCCCGGGCGGTGGATGCCTTGCGCGTGGAAGTGGCCGAACGGGAAGCCGCGGTGGTGGCGGCGCTGGCGGAGAGTGCCAAGAGCACAGCGGATCAGGTGGCGGCGTACGCGGAGCGGGCCACGGCGGCCGAGGCGCAGCAGGCGGAGGCACAGGAACGGCTCACGGCGGCTCAGGCGCTGGTCGTGGCGCGCGATGCGGCGCTGGCCGAGATTCAGGTCCAGTTCGCTTTACGTGATGCTTGGGTGCCCCCACACAGCCAGGATGCGGAGTTGGAGCGGTTGCGGGCCGAGCTCGACACGCGCACGCGGGAACACGATGAAGCCATGCTCCACTTGCAGACCGCGACGTCGTCTGTCGAGGTGTTCAGTGGTGCGGCGGAGCGTGCAGAAGCGGCGCTGGCCGTGCTACAGGACACGGCTCAGCGGCGGATGACCTCCGTGATTGCGGCCCACCGGGGCCTGATCGCCGATGCAATGGGCCGGATGATCCGCCGGGAAACCGAGAAGGCGCGGCGGGCACAAGCGACACCGGAGAAACTCCGCGCGTGGATGGAGCACTTCTACCCGGTCCATGAGGACATCGCGGTCACGGCGTTGCTCCCTGCGATTCGCGCACATCTGGCCTGGAAGCAGAGCACCGACGATCCGCTGGTGGTGACGCAGGGTATTGTGAAGGCGCACATTGACGAATCGCAGCGGCAGTTGCGGCTGGTGCTGGACACCGATGCGGATGATGTGCCGATGACGTTGGAATCGACGTTGCGGCGGTGGGAGACGGAACGGGCCGAGGCGTTGGCGGATGTCATTCTGAAGGAGGCGGTTGATCATGTCAGCCAACGGTGAACTCGAACGGCGCTTTATGGGCGAGATCCGCATGGACCCCTCTGGGGATCGGAAACTGCGCGGCTACGCGATTCGGTTCAACGTCCTGAGTCTCGACTTGGGCGGCTTTAAAGAACGGATCATGCCGGAAGCCGTCGAGCGCACGCTGTCCGAAGGGATGGACGTCCGCGCGCTGGTTGATCACGACAGTTCGAAGATCATCGGGCGCACACGGGCCGGGACGTTGCGGTTGCGGTCCGATGCGCGCGGGTTGTCGGTGGAGATTGACCCGCCGAACACCTCTGCAGCCCGAGACATCATGGAATCCGTCGAGCGCGGGGACGTGACCGGGATGTCCTTCGCCTTCCGGACGTTGGAGGATGACTGGCACATCGAAGGCGGGGAGACGATCCGGGACGTGATGGACATGCAGATCCGAGAGGTCAGCATCGTCAGCTTCCCGGCCTATCCGCAGACGGACGTGGCGTTGCGGTCGTTGCAGGCGTTTCAGGGGGCCAGTTCGGGGAAGCATACGCGGGCGTACTGGCAGCGTGTTCACCGGCAGAGATTGGCGGGATGACACCGACCTTCACGGTCCTGATCGGCGCGTGTGCGTATGACCGTCCGGATCGGGCGGCGACGTTGCGGCATACGCTGGACTCCATCGCACGGCAGGACCGGCGGCCCGGCGATCAGGTGATCGTGTCGATTGATTCGTTTGAGCAGGACAAGGCCCTAGTTGCGGAACGGCAGGCGTTGGTCTTTAGCTATGGCTTAGGGTTCATCGTGATGGCGTACGACAGTGGCTACCACTTCTTCGGAGTGGAGCAAATTAACGCTGCGCTCATGACGGTGTGTATTACTGGTTCCCACATCATCACCATGGGCGATGATGACGTCTTCGTGGACGGGGCCTACGCGAAACTTCGCCCATTGTGTGCGGCGAATCCGCTGCAGCCGATTCTCTATCGGTTCTTGGCCCCGTGGCGAGAGGTGCTCTGGGATCGGCCTCGCATGGAGATGAGCCGGATCAGTGGCTGTTGCATCGCGGCCCCGCGGCAGTTCGTTGGCCCGATGGACACGCGCACGACGTGGCCGGATTCAGATCGGCCCTTTGTGGAGCATGACTTCTTCTGGATACAGGATATTCTCGCGAAGGCCCCGATCCACCCGCTGTGGCTGACTGAGATTCTCGTGATTGCTCGGCCGGATCTGCGTGGCGATGACGTGGCCCATCGCGGGGTGATGCAGTGCTGGCACTGTCGCACGGTGCGGTACTTCGAGGACATCGACATTCTGAATCCGTACTGTCCGCAATGCCGAGCTGTGGCGGACATGCCAGGGCGGCCGGTGGCGATGATGGGGAGCCGATGACGCGCATTGCGGTGGTTCACCCGGGGACGCAATGGAGCACGTCGGATGTGTACGACGGACTGTGCTACGGGCTAGAAGCGCACGGGGTGGATGTTGTGCGCGTTCTGCCTCTGTGGGCGCTAAAGGAACCCGTTGACGCTGCGATTATGGTTACGGCTATACGGCAGCCGTGGGTCATTCACTCGCTGAAGTCCAACGGCATGCCTGTCGTGGCCCTCTTCACGGAATCGCCCTACGAGCAGGACAAGGAACTGGACATCGCGCGGCAGGTGCAGGGCTGCTGGACCCATGAGCGAACCGCTGTCGCCACGTTTAAAGCCGTCAATGAGCATGTAGCCTACCTCCCGCACGCCTGGCACCCGGCGGTCCATACGCCGGTTCCGCAGCCCGGTGACGATCAGGTCCCGGCTCATGATGTGGTCTTCGTCGGCTCAGGCTTCCGGGAGCGCGTCAGCTTCTTTAACAGCATCGACTGGACGGGCATCGACTTGGGCCTGTATGGCATCTGGGATGGTCTCGGGTTGAAGCCGCAAGTAGCGAAGTGTCTTCGCGGGGGCACCATCCCGAACACGCAGGCGGCGGCGTTGTATCGGAAGGCGAAGATCGGATTGAACCTATACCGGCGACTACGCACGGACCTGAAGCCGGATCGGCCCGAGAACTGGGTCACGGCGGAATCGCTGAACCCGCGGGCGTATGAGCTGGCGGCGTGTCGGACCTTACAGATTTCAGAATGGCGGGCTGAGCTGCGGCCGATGTTTCCTGTTGGTAGCGTGGTGTGGTTCAAGTCGACGGAGTTCGCGGAGATTGCGATCAGGAGTTGGCTCGAAAATCACAACGCTGACAGTCGCATCTCGAACGCGTGGCAATCTCAGAATTGCGTCAATGGGCATTCATGGACGGATCGCGCCGGTCAAGTCCTGCAAGACCTTCACGCCTGGGGATTGGTGCCATGTCTGATCGCCCAGTAGGCCGTCCGCCGGTTGACGTGCGGAAGGATGCCGTCCTGTCGGTGCGGATGACGGATGCCGATCTGGCGGCGGTGATGAAGCGGGCAGCGGCAGCACGCGAGCCGTTGTGCGACTACGTGCGCGAGAAGCTCCTTTCCGTAAACAACAATTCAGCCCAGCGGTAAGTCATGGCATCCTGAAGCCTAATCTCTGAGTCCTGACGGCGGAGCGGCTACCTGCTCGGTCCTCCAGCGACGACAACCGTCCATCGCCTCCTGGCTATCTAGGGCGCGGTCGACATGGCGAATTCAATTTCGCCTGTTGGCCGCGCCCTTTTTCTTTGGGCTCTTCCCAGGCGAGCAATCGAGGAAGAGCACATGGACATCACCGAACTCTTACAGCAAAAAGGCCAACTCGCCGAACAGGCCAAAGTCCTGATCGGTGACGACGGCGTCCGGTCCGAGGACGAAGGCAAGTTCAACGCGATTCACGCCGACATCGACAAGATCAACAAGCAGATCGAGATGCGCGCGAAGCAGGAATCGGTCGAGAAGAGCCTGAGCGAGTCGCAGGGACGACGCAGCGAACCGAATCCCATCGACAAGCGCGAAGACCGCGGCGGCTACCGGCCGGGTGGCAAGGTCACCGACTACGAGCGCGGCGAAGCGATGCGCGCGTGGATGACGGCGGGCGCCCCGATGGCGGAACTGACCCAGGAACAGCGTGACAACGCCAAGCGGTGCGGGATCAACCTCGACTCCAAGCGGCTGACGTTCCATCTGTCCAACACCGCCCTGAAGGCCACCACCCCGATCCGGGACGGCTTCGGCGCCGGCCGGGAGGACATCCGGGAGTGGAACGACAAGCGGACAGAAGAGCGCGCGGCGCTGACGGGGTTGCAGTCCTCGACCACCACGGGCGGCTACACGGTGGCGGATGAGGCCATGCGGGCGCTGGAAGTGGCGCTCTTGGCCTTTGGCGGGATGCGCACGACCTCCACGATCCTGCGAACAGCCACGGGCGGCCCGCTGCCGATTCCGACCACGGACGACACGGCGAACAAGGGCGTGATCATCGGGGAGAACACGACCTCCACCGAACTGGAAATGACCTTTGGGCAGCTCGTGCTGGACGCCTGGAAGTACAGCTCGAAGTACATCCTGGCGTCGATGGAGTTCTTGCAGGACACCTCGATCAACGCGAACCAGTTTATCGGGGACGCGCTGGGCACCCGGATCGCGCGGATCACCAACGACCACTTCACGACGGGCACGGGTTCGCAGCCCAACGGCATCGTGACCGCGGCCACCTCGAGCGCGATCACGACCGCGGCCAGCGGGACGATCACGTTCGACAACCTCGTGGATCTCGAGCACACCATCGACCCGGCGTATCGGTCCAACGCCAAGTTCATGATGCACGACACGGCGCTGAAGATCATCAAGAAGCTGAAGGTGGCGCAGTACTCCGGGGACACGGCGGGTGTGCCGCTGTGGTTGCCGGGCCTGACGGCCAATGCGCCCGACACCATCCTGGGCTATCCGTATGTGATCAACCAGAGCATGGCGACGATCATCGCGGGCTCGAAGTCGGTCATCTTCGGCGATCTGAGCAAGTACATGATCCGCGACGTGCGCGATGTGACCGTGGTGCGGCTCGATGAGCTGTACGCGATTCTCGGGCAGGTGGCGTTCTTGGCGCTGTCGCGGCATGACGGCGATCTCTTGGACGCTGGCACGCACCCGGTCAAGTACCTGATTCAAGGATCGTAGTTCGCATGGCGGGCCGGGGCTGTGAGGGCCTCGGCCTATTCCATCGAGAAAGGAACAGCCACATGGCCACTGTGCATCTGTATTTTCGGACGCGACTCGAGGCGGATGACGTGACGGCGGTGGTGTCTGCCGCGCAGGCATTGAAGCTCGCGTTGGAAGAGGCCGGTGATCCGACCGGCAGTATCACGGTCGTTGAAGATCCGCCGGAAGAAGAGATCGTCACCACGCCGGCCGTGTCGAATGCGCGGGCAGAAGGTCATGCGGTGCCGGGTGAACCCATTCAGTCCGCGCGTCATGCGCGGCGGCAGAAGGAGTCCTGATCCATGTTTGGAGATGATTTCAAGATTTTCATCGCCACCACCACGACGTTAGGCGCGGCGGCGGCCACCACGATCACCAGTTCCGCGGTTGACACGGCGGGCTTCAACGAATGCACGTTCATTGTGCCGCTGGGCACGATTGTCTCGGGGGCGGTGACGTCCTTGAAGGTGCAGCAATCGTCAGATGATGCGGCGACGGACACCTATGACGATCTACTGGGCAGCAACCAGGCGATCGCGGACACCGATGACGACAAGCTGAAGTACGTGACCATCGTGCGGCCCCAGAAGCGGTACCTGAAGTGCATTGTGACGCGCGGCACACAGAACGCGACGATCGGCGGGATCATCGCCATTCTGCATCGGTCACGGACCCGGCCTGTCACGCAGGGCGCCAACGTGGCGGGCGAGCAGTTCATCTACCCGGCCGAAGGGACGGCGTGAGGATTCGCTTCCTGCAGCAGACGCCGTCGAGCAATCCGGCCTTCCCCTTTCAGGCAGGCCAGATCATCAACGTCGATCCGTCTCCGGACTGGATCGCGTTGTGCGACGGCGTCCGTGCGCAGCTGCTCCGTGACGAGGCGGTGGAGACGGCGACCGAGCCAGACCACGAGCGCGCGGTGATGGCGAAAGCGCGGAAGGGGCGGTCGTGAGCACGGATTGTGAGATCGCGTGCGAGTGGGCACTGGTCACGCCTCCGGTACTTGAACCACTCGATCCGGATGATGCCATTCGGCAGGCGCGGGCGATGCCGGATTCTGAAGTGACGCTGTTTCAAAGCTACATCGTGGCGGCGCGGCAAGCGGCGGAAAACCACATGGCGCGCGGGCTCCTGACCCAGACATGGAAGCTGGTGTGTAGCGCGTTTGCCGATGTGATCTGGCTGCCGATGGCGGCGCCGCTGCAATCGATTACGTCCGTGAAGTACTACAACACAGATACGCCATCCGTGCTGACCACGCTGGCCACGACGTACTACCAGGCGAACACCACCAGCCGGCCGGGCTGTGTGGAGCGGGCGCCGGGTCAGTCGTGGCCGTCTGTGCAAGCGGATCGGCGGTTCCCGATTGAGATTACCTACGTGGTGGGCTGGGCCTCGGCGGATGACGTCCCGGAGCGCATCAAGCAGGGCATCCGGTTCCATGTGGCGTATCTCCAGTACGACCGGGAGGGCATGGAGGAGTACGGCGCGAATTCCATGAAGGCGGCGATGTGCTGTTGGGATGACGTCGTGTGGTGGAAACCACCGGCGTACACGCGGTAATGCCCATCTCGAGAGCGGGCCATCGGCGGCATCTGGTGACGTTGCAGAACCCGGATGGCGATCCGGTGGTTGATGGGGACGGCGGCTACACGCAGCCGTATGCGAACTGTGCGCCCGCGCAGTTGTATATGTCGATTGATCCAGCCACGCAGAAGGATCTCGAACGGGTCGCGGCGGGCACGGTGATGTCTACTGCAAGCCACATCTTTACGAGCCCGTTTCATCCTGATGCCACGACGCAGACGCGATTGACGTGGGTGGATCGAGCGGGCCGCACGCATACGGCGAACGTGGTGAGCGTGGCTGATCTGAAGCAGATGAACGTGGAACTCGTCATGGTCGGAGTGGAGATCGTGACGTGAGCAAGGTGACGTTGCGCTTCGAGGGGCTAGACGAACTCAAGGCGCAGCTGCGTGCGTTGCCGAAGGAACTGGTCGACGACGCATCGAGCATCGTGCTGACGGCCGGGAATGAGGTGGTCGACGTCGTGGCCGCGGTCTATGAGGACCATGCGCACGTTGGCAATCTGCGGCGGGGCCTGACGGTGCGGCCGGTGTCGGCGGGGCCGTATGGGACGGGCGCGCTGGTGAGGAGTGCGGCGAAGCACGCCTGGTTGTTCGAGCACGGCTCGCAGGCGCGGCACTACGTCACAAAGAACGGGAAGAAGCATCTGACTGGGCGGATGCCGCCGTCACACATCTTCATCAGGACCATGATTCAGAAGCGGCGGGCGATGTACGGCAAGTTTCGGGAGCTGCTCGTAGCCCACGGCCTCCAGGTGACCGGCGATGGCCTCTAGGGACATTGATAACGCGCTGGTGACCAAGCTCTTGGCGGATACCACGTTGATGGCGCTCACGCCGGGACAGGTGTTTTGGGATGAAGGGCCGCCGAACCTGACGCGGTACATCGTCGTGTCGTTGGTGAATCCGCACGATGAGCCGATGTTTGGCGGGCGGGCCTTCGAAGAGAACATCTACGCCGTGAAGGCGGTGATGCGCTCCGATTCCGGCGGGAACATCGCGGCGGCCGAAGCGCGGATCGATGCGTTGCTCGGGGCCGATGGGGCCACGTTGACGGTAAGCGGGTACACGCAAGCGTTGGTCCGGCGGTGGCCGGAACAGCCGCGGATTCGACAGACCGAGCGCGATGAAGCGGACGACACGATCCGCTGGCAGCACGCGGGCGGGTATTACGAAGTCTGGATGAGTCCGTCGTGAAGGTCTTATTTGTCGGTCCCGGCGCAAGTTGGTCCACCGCGGATGTCGCGGCGGGTCTGCGCGATGGGTTGCTCCATCACGGGCTTCAGGTGATCGAGTACGCCCTGGATGCACGGATCGCGCGCTCGTGTGGGTGGCTGTACTACAACTGGCGGCGGGCCAAGAAGACCAACCCCAGCATCGCGAAGCCGAACGAAGCCGACATCTTGTATCAAGCGGGTCGCGATGCACTAGCGCAGGCGCTCTGGCATCAGGTCGATGCGGTGCTGGTGGTCAGTGCGATGTATCTCCACCCGGATGTCATCGTGATGATGAAACGGGCCGGCTTGCGGGTCTTCGTGCTGTTCACGGAATCGCCGTACGACCTCGACAAAGAACTGGCGGTGGCCAAGCTGATCGATGGTTGCTGGACGAATGAGCGGTCGTCCGTGTCCGCCTTCCGAGAGGTCAATCCACACAGTGGGTATCTCCCGCACGCGTGGCATGTGCTCAAGCATCGGCCCGGCCCGCAGCCTAGTGACGAGCTGTTCCCCCAGCATGATGTCGTGTTCGTTGGGTCGGCATTCTCTGAGCGGATCGAATGGCTCAAGGCGATTGATTGGACCGGGATCAACCTCGGACTGTACGGCCCGTGGGCACTCGGGAAGCATCATCCGCTGAAGCCGTTCGTCCGGAGCGCGGAGATCGACAACGCGAAGACGGCGGCACTCTATCGCCGGGCGAAGGTGGGCCTCAACCTGTACCGGACGTCGATGGGGTTCGGGAAGTTTGCCCCACGTATTACGTACGCGGAAAGTCTGAACCCGCGCGCCTATGAACTGGCGGCGTGTGGGGCGTTCCATCTCAGCACGGACCGGCCCGAAGTGCGCGAAGTTTTCGGGGGTCTCGTGCCGACGTTTACGACTCCAGATGAGGCCAGCGCCTTAATGCGGACGTGGCTGGCG